CCTCAGGCAGTCACCAGAGATGATTTTGAGGCGGATTTGAAACGTATTCGTTATATTAAAAGATTGCTGAAAAGATATAAAAATACTGGTGAGTTGAAGGTTCATTTAATATTAAATCATCTTATCATCTTGTTTAATGTATTTGATGATGCGACAGTTCCTCTGCTTTTTTATCATCTAGAACAAGATCTTTGGCCAGCAATTAAAAGTTTTTTGGTTTTTCTGAATCGTATTCCAGAATATCCTAGAACTAGAATCAATGAAATTGATTTAGATGATAATTGTTTAAAACAACTGCAAACAATCTAATGGATATCGAAAGAGTTATTGATATTGTTCGTACTCTTAAAGAGGAAAACGGAGGAATGAGTCTTGGTGCTGGGCAGATTGCTGGTACTGTAGAAGCAGGTGATGATCCCCCAGTTGATTTGAGAAAAAAGAATGCAAGAGGTTGGAATATCTTTTTTAGAGGTCTTGTAAAACAAAATCGTAAAAAGAAAAGGAAGTCCTAAAATGTTCGGCAATAATTCTGAGGTTCAACTAGCCGTGCTTCAAGAAAGATTTAAAGCACATGAGCAGATTATTGATAAAGTCGATACTGCTATTCAAACTCTAAGTGAGACAAATCAGAATATTTGTAAAATGCTTGCCGTCCATGATGAAAGAATAAGTGTTCAAGCAAAAGTAGACGAAGATATTTGTAAAAAGGTTGATGATATTGAATTAAAGGTTGATGGATTATATAAATTTAGATGGCAAGCTGGCGGAGTTATTGCTGTAATAGTTGCTCTGATTGGGATCATAAACGCATTTGTTCCCAGACTATTGACTCCTGCCCCTGCCCCTGCTACAATAGAACGAACGAAGTAATATCCTTTCATAATGGATTTGGTTGATTCCAAGTATATTGGATTAGTTTCATCACGCCTACAAAAATTTAAGAGGGTCAAAGCGGATCTCTACAACTTCCGATGTCCTATCTGTGGGGATTCCCAACGTAATAAAAACAAGGCACGTGGGTACATTTACTCGGTGAAGAATAATACCAACTTTAAGTGCCACAACTGTGGTGCTAGTTTGTCTTTCAATAACTTTCTAAAAGAGATTGACCTTACACTTCATAAGCAATACACACTTGAAAAGTTTAAAGAAGGGCATACTGGAAAAAACTTTGTTGTTGAAGAACCAAAGTTTGATTTTAAAAAACCAGTATTTAAAAAATCACTGGATTTACCAAAAGCATCTACTAATCCAGTTGCAAAAGAATACTTAGAGAAGAGAAAACTTGATCCAGAAAAGTTTTACTTTGCTAACAAATTTAAAGAGTGGACTAACTCTCAAAAAGAAACTTTCGACACTATTGGTAGGGATGAAAGTCGCATAGTTATACCAATGTACGATCAAAATAATAATCTTATTGGTTTTCAAGGAAGAGCACTCGGTCCAAACTCTGTTAAATATATCACTGTGATGCTTGATGAGGAGGCACCAAAAATTTATGGTCTTAATACAGTCGATGAAAAATTACCAATCTATGTGGTTGAAGGACCCTTTGACAGCACTTTTGTCGACAATGGCGTGGCTTTATGTGGTAGTGATGGTGATGTTAGTTGTCTTCAAGGAAGCAGTATTGTTTTTGTTTATGATAATGAGCCCCGTAATAGAGAAATCGTCAATCGCATTAGTAAATGCGTATCAAGAGGAGAAAAAGTCGTCATCTGGCCAAGTGAAATTGTAGAAAAGGACATTAATGATATGGTCCTCTCTGGACTTAATATTATGGATGTGTTAAAATCAAATACCTACTCGGGTTTAGAAGCAAAAATTAAGTTTAACAACTGGAAGAAAATATGAGTAACGGAACTAAGGTTATCAAGAGAGATGGTAAAACAGAACTCCTTGATTTGAATAAACTCCACATTATGGTGGAAGAGGCATGTAAGGATCTTGCTGGGGTTTCTACATCTCAAGTTGAAATGCAATCAGGCATTCAATTTTACGATGGCATCACAACCGCAGAGATTCAGGAGATTCTGATTCGTTCTGCTTCTGACCTGATTGATTTGGAACATCCTAATTACCAATTTGTTGCTGCCCGTCTACTGCTGTTTGCTCTTCGTAAACAATTGTATGGGCGTATGCATGAATGTCCAACAGTTAAACAGCACGTGCTTCGTGCAGTTGGCAGAGGTGTGTATGATGCAGAAATTCTTGATCTTTATACTGATGAAGAGTTTGATAAACTTGAATCGTTTATTGATCATAGTCGTGACTACTTGTTCACGTATGCTGGACTTAGACAAGTAGTGGACAAGTATCTTGTACAAGACAGAAGTACTGGAGAACTTTATGAAACTCCACAGTTCATGTATCTCTTGATTGCTACTACTATTTTTTCTAAGTATCCAAAAGAGACACGTTTAGATTCATCAACAGTAAAATCAGAGGGGGAGAAGTTCAACACACGGGTGTTGTACCATTTCTCAAGAAGTTTGAAGCAACTGTCAGATGTTGCACGCAAAATGGCATACGAGGTGGATCCGCGACAGTACACTTCCCAATCTGGCACCAAGAAATAGAAGATATTCTAGTATTGAAAAATAATAAAGGAACTGAAGATAATCGTGTTCGTAAGTTAGATTACTCTATTCAAATCTCTAAACTGTTCTATGAACGATTCATCCGCAACGAAGAGATTTCCCTCTTCTCGCCCCACTCAGTTCCTGGTCTGTATGATGCTTTTGGAACTGATTCTTTTGACGATTTATATGTACGTTACGAACGAGATCAGTCTATTCCAAGAAAGACTATCGGAGCTCAAGAATTATTTCTAGATTTGCTCAAAGAACGTGCAGAAACTGGTCGTATTTACATTATGAATATTGATCACTGTAACTCTCACTCATCTTTTATTGATAAAGTTGAGATGAGTAATCTGTGTCAAGAAATTACTCTTCCCACTAAACCACTTCAACACATTGATGATATTAATGGAGAAATTGCTCTTTGTATTCTTAGTGCCATTAATGTGGGTAAAATCAAGAGTAATGACGATCTTGAAGTTCTTTGTGATCTTGCCGTTCGCTCTCTTGATGAACTTATTGATTTTCAAGGATACCCCGTCAAGGCAGCAGAAATCGCCACTAGGGCACGACGTTCTCTTGGGGTGGGTTATATTGGTTTAGCACACTATCTCGCCAAGCACGGCGAGCATTATGATGATCCTGGTGCCTGGAAACTGGTACACGATCTCACTGAAGCGTTCCAGTATTATCTGATTCAAGCAACTGTAAACCTTGCAAAAGAAAAGGGTGCCTGTGAGTATAGTCACAGAACCAAGTATGGGCAGGGAATTCTCCCAATTGATACATACAAGAAGGACGTTGACGAAATCGTCCCCAACGAGTTAAAATATGATTGGGAAGGTCTTAGAGCACAAGTTAAACTATATGGAGTCAGGAACAGCACTCTGTCCGCACAGATGCCATCGGAGAGCAGTTCCGTTGTGTCAAATGCCACCAATGGCATCGAACCTCCTAGGGGATACTTGTCCGTTAAGAAATCGAAGAAAGGACCACTTAAGCAAATTGTTCCACAGTATCAAACTCTTAAGAACAATTATACGCTTCTTTGGGATATGCCTAGCAATCGTGGTTACATTCATATTGTTGCTGTTATGCAAAAATTCTTCGATCAAGCGATTTCTGGAAACTGGTCATATAATCCAGAAAATTATCCCGATAATGAAGTTCCTACTTCAGTAATGGCGCAGGACCTTCTTATGTGCTGGAAGATGGGATGGAAAACAGCATACTATCAAAATACTTATGACCACAAAACTGATGAGGTAATTGAAGAACCAAAACAAGACCTTCAATCACTTCTTAATGATATTTTGGAGAGTGATGAATCTTCGTGCGATAGTTGCACCATTTGACAAAACTATAAAAACCTATTATTATAAATAGTAATAGGTTTTAATAATATCTATGTCTGGACGCATTTATCTAATAACCAATAAAATCAATAATAAAACTTATGTTGGAAAGACAATGAACTCTTTGAAAAAAAGATTTTATAGTCACTGCTATGATGCCACTAAAAGAAGTTCAACAACATATCTTCATCGGGCAATTAGAAAGTATGGAAAAGACAATTTTATTATTGAAGAAATTGAAAAATGTGAAGATAATTTAGGTTTTAGAGAAATGTTTTGGATTTCTAAATTAAAACCAAAATATAATCAAACTCTTGGTGGTGATGGAGGAATTCTTGGATATTCTCATACGAAAGATACAAGAAAACTTTTATCTTTAAAAAGAAAAGGAAAGTTTGTGGGACATAAAAATTCATTCTACAATCAAACACATACCGAAGAACAAAAAGAAAAGTGGAGTAAAATGAGAAAGGGACAACCATCTCCTTGTGGATTTGCTGGAAAATCACATAAAGAAGAAAGTAAATCTAAAACTTCTCAAACACTAAAAAACAATCCAAACATAAAAAGAACCAAAGTATTCCAGTATGATATTGAAGGAAACTTTTTAAGAGAGTTTCAATCTATTAGTGATGCTGCTAAATTTGTAGAAACAAATCCTTCTAACATTAAATATACCTGTGAAGGAAAATTCAATCACTGTAAAGGATATAGGTGGAGTTATGTTAAAATATAATAGACCTATGAACTTCTTTGAGAAACTCCAAGTTGGTTGGTGGTGGATTGGAGAAATCTTTGATGAATGGTGCTATACTATGAGAAGTGAAGACGGAGAGTTCTTTAACTATCTTCAAAGTGATTATGTTGCTTATGAAGAAGAAATGTATTATGAAACCCAAATATTTTTTGGAGGTAAATAGAATGTGTAGAATTTTTCCAAAAGTTAATTTAAACAGAGGAGGAAGATTGTGAGTCTTGTAAGATTTAAAACAGGTTTGGAGGAAAAACTAATGGTCGAATCAATGACCGTTTTCAATCCTCAGGAAGTAGATACTAAAAAGCAACCTATGTTTTTTGGTCAACCACTAGGAATTCAAAGATATGATTCTTACAATGTTGGATTCTGTTCAGGGACGTGGACCTGGTATGGCGTTCGCGCCTTACTGCTCTCTCCCTGAACTGGAAGCATGTATGAAAGTTTGGGAGTTTATGGAGATGATCCACTCCCGATCATATACTTACATCATCAAGAATGTTTATTCAGATCCTTCTGAGGTTTTTGATACTATTCTTAGTGATGATCGTATTGTAGAACGTGCCGTTAGTGTCACTGAGGCATATAATGATTTCATCAATAGTGCTCAGCATTATGGTTCAACTAATGAATGGATTCATGCATTAGAACAAGTACCATACGCACAAGAGGCAAGGTATGAACTCAAAAGAAAACTTTTCAGAGCAGTTGCAAACGTTAATATTCTTGAAGGTATTCGCTTTTACGTCAGTTTCGCTTGCAGTTTTGCGTTTGGCGAACTCAAACTTATGGAAGGAAGTGCAAAGATCATCTCATTAATTGCTAGGGATGAAAATCAGCATCTAGTCATCACTCAGAATATTCTGAATAAGTGGAAAGAGGGTGATGATCCTGATATGGCACGTATTTGTAAAGAAGAAGAGCAGTGGGTTTATAAGACCTTTGAAAACGCTGTCAATCAAGAAAAACTTTGGGCAGAGTATCTGTTCAAGGATGGATCGATGATTGGACTCAATGACAAACTGTTACAGCAGTATGTTGAATGGATTGCGAACCGTAGAATGAAGGCAATTGGACTTAAACCACTTTATGATATTTCTGCAAAGAATAATCCACTTCCTTGGACTGAGCATTGGATTAGTTCTAAGGGTCTTCAAGTTGCACCACAAGAAACAGAAGTCGAATCTTATATTGTCGGGGGAATCAAGCAAGATGTTACCAAAGATACTTTCTCAGGATTCCAATTATGATGAATGGGTAGAACAAGAAATTATTAGTGCCTATAAAGATGCTGCTGAAGCAGATCTTTTTTTATTTGGTGATTACGATTACTCTTATGTTTGGAAAGATTCTAAAAGTAACGATGTCTATTAAATTTATAGGGAGGATCTTCGGATCCCCCTTTTTTTATAAATATCTAAAAAGGTAGTCGGTAGGCGATGAAGTCGTTTCAGAATTTTGCATATAATATTGTAGAGGAACCTCGTAAGGCATTTGGTACACCAAGTCGTTTTGACGCACAAGGTGAACCAATGTACACAAAAAGACCTGGACCAAAAGAACCAGGTCGTAGAGCACAGGTTCAAAAATCACCTAAAACAGTTACACAAGTAAAGGGTGAGATTGAAGCGGCAAAAAGATTTGCTGGCGCAAGATCTGGTGGATTAGAAACCAGAAATGTTCCATCTTTTGTAACTCAAAGAAGACAAGAAAGAGCAAGTAAATTACTTGGACCAAATCCTTGGGATATGCCAGGTGGTGCTGGTGCTGGTCAAAAAACTTTTGATCGTGGAATGAGAAAACTTGTCCCACCAACTGGACCTTCAAAAGGCCATAGAGAAAGAGCACTTAGAGATTTTATTAATCAATCATCAAAAGAATTTGGAACTTCTACTGATGAGATCATCGCAAATATGATGAAGGGAAAATCAGCAACACCTTTTGCAAGTCCAGTTGCTGCAACACCAGATCCTTGGAAACCATCAGAAACTGCTACAAAACCAAAACCTGTAAAACAGTCTCAGGTGTCGCAAAAAGCGGCAGAATATAGAGCGGCTCAGAAACCTCCATCACCACCTAAGACTGAACTTGGTGGAACTAAAAAAGCAGTTTCTTTTTCTACTCCAACAAGATCAAAATCACCTAGTTCTTCAAGAACTTCTGTTTTAGATGTTAAGGCAACAGAAGTAAAGGGAACTAAGGTTGTAGAACCAAAAGCAAAAACATTACCAGGTTTAAAACTCGGCACAGAACCTGCTGGTCCATTAGTATCTAATCGTCCAGGAGAATCGAAAACAATTCGACCACAAAAAGGACCTGGAAGAACTGGTGTTCTTGGAAAACCAAAAGCTGGTCAAATGGTTGGCGCTAAAATTGAACCAGTAAAAGTTGCCGATGTTACTCCTAAAACTCCAAAGATTACTGGTCAAGGTGTTGTAAAAACAAAACCTCTTTCTATACCAGCACCACCTAAACCTGTTGTGCAGGCAAAGACTAATTTAAAACCAGCACCAGTAAAGGTA